TGTCTGGAGTGGTTGCCGAATCCAATGGGACACTCAACAAATAACGGTTGCGCCAGTAAATCGCGCAACACTTTCCTATCTCCGATTGATTGATTCGACCAATCAAGTCATTGATGGGGGTGCTTATTGGAAGGGAAACATCAGTCTGCGCTCCGGACTCAATCGTCTTAATCGAACGAATCCCATCACGGGAAAGGAACAGTACATCCGGCCCTACCTGCTGGACAGTACGAGCCGCCACGCAACCTGTCCGGTTATTAATTAGCTTAATTGTCCAGTCAGCAACCGCAAGTGACGGGTCAGCTTCCACCACCCAGATTGAGAGTTCCTTGAACACCAGCATATTGTACCCGTACCAAGGTGTCAGGGCTATGATGGGGTCGCCATCACCACCGCCGACTCGGATGCTGTTGCCAATCAAATCCCAAGACTCTCCATCCAAAATGTCGCTTACATAGATTTGGTCACTGGGTATGGCAGTATCCGCACTCGTGGCAAATAGTCTGCTATGCGCGGAAACAAGCAGCTTGGGCTTGCTTGGGGTTTGGCTGATATGGACGATGCCCTCTGCGTCAGTTCCGCCTGTCGGGGCAGCAGTGAATGCTATGGTTGGGGGAATGGTGGACGAATAACTGGAACCAGCGGTGTTAACCGTGGCACTGACAACTTTACCGCCATAACCAAGGATAGCCGTGGACGCTCCGCCAGAGCCGGAAGACGCCGTGAACGTGATGGCAGGGACACTGGTATAGCCTAACCCCTTCTCCGTTATCTCGATTGAAGTAACCTTTCCCGCGCTGATGCTTTGGTTGTCTCCGGAAGAATCCACATAACGCAACGCTCCATCACCATCCGCATAATAAAGCCTGTTGACAAGTTGAGCAAACTGAACAATCGCGCCAGCGGCTATCGAGCTTCCTGTAACTTGGGCGAAATCTCCCGGCTCACTTGAAATCTTCAGGGTATCCGAGCCGTCAGATAGGACAAGGTTCTCGGTGGTTTCAGTATCAAAATAAGCGCAGCCGGTAATCGGCGCGGTAACGCCATTCCATAATTGCTCGGCATCATCCCAGTCTATTGTCGCCGTAGCCCACAATAAATATCCTAGCGTCAAGCCGGTTCCGCGCCGAGTAACCGCATTGCCGAACTCATCCAAGTCAATGTTCTTGCCCTCTACATAGGCGTCATTGGGAACAAGGTTCGCCCGTGTGGAGCTAACCTGACCACCCACAAAGCTGTCGTTACCATCCAAAAGGATGGGGTCATCAAGCACGTTGTTTGATTGAACTGGCATTATATCAAATCAGTCCTCTGCCAATAGTCAGCAATCATCGGCACTATTGTGTTCATCTTGTCAGGCTGCACATTGTCCAAGTCACGGCAGATTTGCAGCATATTCCCTGCCTCACCAAATTTAATCTGCGCCTTCTGGTATTGCATCGCACGTTCAAGCATATCCGCCTCTGCGTAAGACAAAAGGGAGTTCTCCGCACCCAGAATCACGGGCGAATCACTGTCACCCATCTCCACAAACTTGAGCTTACCAAGGGCAAAGAGGGTTCCGGCTGCTTTCGGGGTTGGGATGGGCTTAATCCGGCAGTTACCGTCACCGTCAGGAGGCAACGGCACAAAGTTGGAAGGGTTAGCCCTGCGCTGGGAAGTGTTGTTCCACTGATTCGGGTCTAACTGAAAGAATTGCATCCAGCTTGCGCCCACAATCTCCGCACCATCAACCTGCCCAGTCTCCGTAAACCGCATAGCAACCACAAAGTCCAGCTTGGGGGCGGTTGAGGCAACTGTGCTTGAGGTTGGGTAGTAGAACACAGTCGGGTCATCGGAAAGGGTGATGATTTCATCCTCGGCAGTCACGGCTGTGGAAACTGTACCCATTGAGTTAGTCCAGAGGGCCGACTCAAAGAGCATACGGTAACGGTTGTTGAGGAACTTCTTGCAGGTCGCAACTGACGCTGCATCAGTGTCGCTCAACTTCGTCGTAATCTGGTCTGCTAATTCGCTTAATGTCATTGTCCGGACTCCAATCGTCGTTCAAGTTCGTTTATGTATCTTCCCAAATCCCGTATCAAGGCAGCCCCATCATCCGTCGAGGTCGCCGTCTCCATTCCAGCCGGATGCCTTTCCGCTATCTCGGAGAAACCTTGCAGCTTCACGGTCAAGCAACCGCTGCTTGCGACGAGCGCGAGCAGCATCAATAAGCTCATCCACTTTCTTGTTTTTGTCATCTTTTCTCTTCTGCGCCATTTGCGCTGTTGCGATGTCCCCAAGAGACTCGACTGCATCTACCAGTCGTGGTAGAGCAGCCAAGCCCTTGAGTGCCGCTAATATCATTTCTTGGCGGAATACTCTTTGAGCGCATCCACGATGCTTTGCCCGCCGATGTATGCTGGGACGATAATGACAACCGCACCAATCACATTCTCTGCCACGGCTGGTGACAGGTTCAACCACTCGGTAGCCATCACAGTCAAAAGACCACCAATAGCCATCCAGAGCTTTCTTGATTTCAGTTTATCCTTCATTTTTTATTTCTTATTAGTCCTATAATCTTCAGTATGATATAAATGAGTGAAGCAACTGAGATGAGAATATGGAGGACAGTATCAATCTCCAGCATCCAGTTGCCTAAACCGCCCACGGAGGCAAACCCCACTTTTATATCGTTGAAGTCTATTATTTTCATTTATCCACCCGATTAATCCTTGTTAAATTAGTCATTCTCCTCCCTCTCAAGTCTGGCAGCCTCAATCTCGGCATCTCTCCGCTCACGCTCTGCAACAGCGTCAGGGTCTTCAGGCCAATTAGCAGTAATCGCCATTAACGATTCTATGCTGGTAGCCTCATCGACCTGTTCACACTGGCGATTGGCCTCGGCACGAACTTCTGTCCGGTACTCACTCCACTGCGGCAACAGTCCAACCCCCGCTTCCTGCTGACGAACCACCATCCAATCGCTGCCACTCAACATCTGGTGCGCGGCGCGGTTTGCATCGCCAGTCATCCTCCGCTTCAACCCATCCAAATCCTTTGGCGTCGATACCACCTCACCGTTCTCAACCCTGTTGTAATAGAACTTCTTGTTCTTGAATTTCAATGACGGGTCGGCTCGCCACTCAATGCCGACAGCCTCCTTGGCGTCTGATGATGCCAGCCGCAGCCAGTTGGCTGGGTAACTGATTTCGTCCAGCTTGAATCCTTGGTCGAGTGGCAGTTTTATTTCGTTGTGGTAATACATAATAATTTACTTTGCGTTAGCGTATTTTAGTGGAAATTCTGCAAAGGCGACATATATATAGCTTTCCCCGTCAGTGTTGGTTGCGCTTTCTTCGGAGGAGCGCAGGGCGAACCCATTGGACAGGAAATCTATGGGGTAGTTATCGTCATCCTCTGCTTGGCCAATATCAGCGATAAGCGTTTTGTCGCGTTCATTAACCGTACTTCTTGCAGCGTCAAACATCCGCCAACTGTAAGCACTGTAACGGTTCTTAATCATTAAAAACGCAGGAGCGAACCCAGTCCAAATGAAGAGCGGGTTGGTTCCGGTTGACGCATACCCACCTACCTTGCTGAACCCTGCGACACTAGCGAAGAAATACCCGATGTAGGTGTCTGGCGTGCCGCTCCCGAAATCATTGTTGCTATTAAGATACTCGCTGTCAATGGAGTCGTTTCCGAACGACACGTTTGTCGAGCCGATACTTCCGATGAGGGTATCGTTCGGCGTGAACTCTCCATCTGCCGAGTTTAATTTTAGTAAATCCCCGCTGCTTATGTCCTTATGGTAAACAATCCAATTTCCGTTTCCCCCAGCCTCGTCCGTCCGATTCTTCGCAATTACCATTTCCGGTGCTACACCGAGTCCGTGAGCCACCGCTTGAGTGCCTCCAGAGAAGCCATCGTCATCACCCGTCCATCCTACAATGTTGAACCCTGCTGTGGCTGACTTCTTCCACGCCCACGCTACCATACCATCTCCGGTTTGGTCTGCGTAAGGGCCAGTGGTTGAACTGCTGCTTCCAATGGTAAAGCCGTCTGCATCAAAAGACATCACCCCTACGTTGGAGGATTCGGCAACCTCCGTGTCAGTCGTGTTGCTCTCCAGCGAGTTCTGTTCCTCACGAACAGAATCGGTCAACTTGTGGTCATTAGAACTTCCCCTCGACTTCACCCACACCAAGTCCGGCTGCATCGAGACTGTCCCGTTGTCGAATATTTTTGCGCCAGCACCGTCATCGTAGATTTTAGTGTCAAAGTACGTCACACCCTTTTTGATTGTGGGGGTTGGGAGGTTGCCCGTGGACAAAACCGCATAACCGCTCGGCACTGAATAACTCAAAGTTGACTGCCCGAAATTCGCCGTGGTTGTGCCGCCAGTAACGTAAGGAAACTGCTCCCCGCTCAAGCCTGTCGCTATTGAAGTCCAGCTACTTCCATTGGACGTATAATCCAACGCCCCCGCAGCCGAGAGCCGAAACCCAAACGTGCTACCGTTGGTAACGCTTACAGTGTTTGCTGTGCCGGTTTCACTTATCACTCCGCCAACAACGCTCATAGTGTTCGCCTCAATCTCCCAGTAACTCGCAAAACTCATTGCATCGAACGTGCCGCGAGCGGTGGTGGTGCATTTTAGGTTGCCTTCGCTCAAGCCTGTCGCACCAGCGAACACCGCATTGTAAACGCAATAATTCATCCCAGCAGAGGGGTTGTCATCCATAACGTCCGCTGGAACGAGGTTGGCGGTTGAAAAATCATTATCATTCCCGCTCACATCATTGCCGATGGCGTCAGCATCCTTGAAATCCAGATGAAATCCGTCAGTCCCCACATCACCAGAATAGGCTATCGGTTTGAGTTGGCCCGTAGTCGCATCCGTGGTTGTGAAGTCAGTGTAATCAAGTGCCATTCCGTCCACCCCGTACACATCCGCAATGTAACCGCCGAAACTTGAATTATCGTCCCCTGCCCACATACTGATGTTGAAACTTGTCCCCCACGTTGGAACTCCGGTGACTCCGCTGATTACAGTTTCCCCGTTGTACTTTACCGTGACTGCGCCAGACGAAACGCTAATTAGGATGTGCGCCCACGCAGCCGTATCCCGCAGAACCCCGTTGGAGTAGTAAAAGGTAACACCGAGTTTGGTGAACCTAAACTTGGCCGCATTGGCGTTGCCGTTCTGAATAGCCAATGAACATTCTCCCAGAAAGCCGTCGTACCAATAAAATATCTGGAAGTTATGTTCAGGGTGACTGCTTCTGGATAAATCCGTCCTCTTAATCCAGCACGATAGAGTGAATGTTCCATTTGCCGAACCCGTTGCAAACCCCGTGTTTCGTAGGTAATGCTGACTCGCCGCAGAAATCCGCAACGACTTCGTCACCACATCGCCCGATGGAGCCGCAGCCGCAGCCTTCATCATCAACGGAATTGTTCCTCCCAGTGCCATTTCTTACGCCTCAACTTTGGGTTCTTGGAAACTAAACGCCTTGGAGATTGGGCGAGTTTTTGCCGCTTCAAGTTCCTTCTCCATACCCTCGACCCAATCATTATCAGTCGCTGTTTTCTCGCAGATGACCGAACACCACGCCTCATCAATATCCTCAAATTGGATAAATGATTCCGCCTCTGGGTCGGGCAAAGACACAAGAGTGTCGCGATAAACGGATAGTCCGCTGTCGTCATCGCTATAAGTCATGCCGACTACTAATTCAGTGACCA